GGCTAAGCTAGCAAGCGGAGCTATTACTAGTGCAAATTTGCCTAGTGGCACTGTGTTGCAAGTTAAAAGCACAATATATTCTCCAAATAGAGTAGCTACTACTAACACTGCAATGCAAGACACGGGCCTTTCTTTAAGTATGACTCTTTCTTCATCCTCAAATAAAGTTTTTATTATGGTTAATGGAGGTCATTGTTATGTTGAGTCAGGGTTTTCTGATGGTTTAATTGAAACAATTTGCAGAACGTCAAGTACAACTTATAGCACCTCAAATGACTTAAACGGAGGAGAAGGTTTTGGATTTGGTCAACTATATAACGCCGCCTATTTAAACACTGGAGAACACTCGATGGCAGTTCTTGATGAAACTCCAGGGTCAACTTCTGCGGCATATAGGTGCTTTTTTAGGTCAAGGTCTGGTGGTTCAGTTGTTTGGCATGAAAACAACGCCTCTAACGTAACAATGACTCTTATGGAGATCGCAGGATAATGGACGAAACAAAAGCGCAATTAGACGCACACGAAAGAGAATGTGCCATCCGTTATGAGATGGTTCACGGTAAACTTGAACAACTAGACAAAAGGATGTGGCGACTTGAAGCCATGATTATGGGTTCTACTATTCTTGTAGTAACACTTGCAGCGACAATGTTAATTAAACTTTAGGGCTATACAAATGCTTGCAGAACTCGCAGCAGCTAACGCGGCCTTTGCTGTAATTAAGAAGGCTGTCTCAAACGGTAAAGAAATCGCAGACTGCGCGTCAGCTATTTCAAAGTTTGTGAATGCAAAAGAGGACTTGCAAAAGAAAGGAAATCGCCGTAAAAACTCTCTATTCAATAGCCAAAAGGCAGATGACTTAGAAGAGTTTATGGCACTAGAAAAAATACGGCAACAAGAAGAAGAGCTAAAACAATACATGATCTATGCTGGAAGACCTGGTCTATGGAATGATTGGGTTAGGTTTCAAGGTCAGGCTCGAGTAAAACGACAGCAAGAGAAAGAGGCTCGTAAAAAGCGAATAGCGTTTATTGGCGAGATTGCTTTGATTAGTACTCTTATAGTGTTGTTTGGTTTGGTTATTGTATTTTTTGTATGGCTTGGATTAGAACATAGTAGGAGGACAGGATGATACAGGCTCTTATTGGACCAGTAACAGGATTGCTGGATAAATTTATAGAAGATAAAGATCAAAAGGCTGCACTTGCCCATGATCTTGCAACGATGGCGGAAAAACACGCCCATGATCTGGCAAAAGGTCAACTTGAAATTAACAAAGCTGAAGCGTCGCATCGAAATATTTTCGTGGCTGGTTGGCGTCCATTTATTGGTTGGACTTGTGGTGTTGCTTTATTTTGGCATTTTGTAGGTCTACCTATTACACTGTTTGCTGTGAGCTGGTTTGCAGTAGATATTCCTGAATTGCCTACATTTGATATGGAAACTCTTATGACTGTATTGATGGGTATGCTAGGTCTTGGTGGACTACGTACTTTCGAAAAGATTAAAGGTAAAACTCAATGAACATAGACGCTTTTAAAGAAGAGATTATAGCAGACGAAGGTGTAAAGTATGAAATTTATCTCGATCATCTTGGTCTGCCTACTTTTGGCATTGGTCACCTTATTACTGAGGCTGATCCTGAACATGGACAACCTATCGGAACGCCAGTCTCGGAAAGCCGAGTGAATACATGTTTCTACAACGACGTTGAGCTGGTTCTTAACGATTGCATGATACTATATCCTGACTTCGAAGATCTACCTGAAGAAGCCCAGAGGGTCATAGCGAATATGATGTTTAACATGGGTAGGCCACGTCTAAGCAAATTCAAAAAGATGAAAGAAGCTGTAGATGCTAGAGATTGGAATGCTGCTGGATATGAGATGGTTGATAGTCGTTGGTATAAGCAAGTTCCTAATAGAGCAGAAAGATTGGTGAATAGAATGCATGCTCTTGCGTAGTGTCGTGTCTCCTATTACAGACCCGAAAACTATGTAAAGAGGAAAGACAAATGCATAACACAGAATATCTCGGACCTCAAAGCTCGTTGTCGCAAGAGATCGACATGATGAAGTATCGTCAAGAAAACGAAAGCTTTGATGAAAAGATTAAACGTATTGCAAGGGCTCTCTGTGATGGTCAAGAACATCGTTATAATCTGGAAGATATTCTAGGTAATATGCGTTTTCTGCCAGCAGGACGAGTACAAGCAGCCGTTGGATCAAACAGAATTACTACTGCCTACAACTGTTTTGTAAGTGGTGATATTGAAGACAGTATGAATAGCATTATGGAGAAGGCCAGTGAAGCAGCTGAAACTATGCGTAGAGGAGGCGGTATCGGTTATGACTTCTCTAAGATCCGCCCACGTGGTGACAGGATTAAATCACTTGATAGCCAGTCGTCGGGGCCGGTTAGTTTTATGGGCATATTTGATGCTGTATGCCAAACCATCGCGAGTTCGGGACATCGGCGAGGTGCACAGATGGGCGTTCTTAGGGTTGACCATCCGGACATTGAGGAGTTCGTTGCTGCTAAACGTAATTCTGACAAGCTTACTGGTTTTAACGTTAGTGTAGGTATCACAGACGAATTTATGGAGGCCGTTCTCAATGATGGGGATAGTTCTTTTACACTGCGCTTCAATGGAGTCGAACACAAGACCATTGATGCGAAAGCATTGTGGGACGAAATCATGTCGTCGACTTGGGATTGGGCAGAACCTGGCGTGCTGTTCATTGACCGCATTGCTGAATACAATAACCTATTTTATTGCGAAGACATCAGCGCCACAAACCCGTGTGGTGAGCAGCCTTTGCCTGCTTATGGCGCTTGCCTGCTTGGTTCCTTTAATCTAACAAAGTATGTAACTATGCCGATCACGCTTCCAGATACTGACGCTGAAGTAAGGCACGCCCACTTTGATTTTAATCAATTCAAGAAGGACATTCAGGAAGTCGTGAGGGCTATGGATAATGTCATTGATAGAACTATCTATCCACTCAAACAGCAATCAGACGAAGCAAAGAACAAGCGCCGTATGGGACTTGGCGTCACTGGTTTGGCTAATGCCGGAGAAATGCTCGGTATGCCGTATGCCTCAGACGAGTTCCTTGTGTGGGCAGAAAAGGTATTCGCCTGCTTGCGTGACAATTGCTACAGAGCATCAGCTCGACTTGCAAAAGAAAAGGGCGCATTCCCGCTCTATCGTGAAGACTACTTGAAGTCAAACTTTATTAGAGGTCTACCGGCCTCAGTTAAGAAGGAGATTCGTGAACATGGCATTCGTAACTCACATCTCACTTCAATCGCTCCTACAGGTACTATTAGCCTAGTTGCTGATAACATTAGTGGAGGAATTGAGCCGGTATTTAGTCATTACTATGACCGTACCATTCAAACTTTTGAGGGCCCGAAGGTTGAAAGAGTGGAGGATTATGCTTATGCTCATGGTGTAGAAGGTAAAACAGCAAATGATATTTCAGTACAGGATCATTTAGCAGTTTTGCTTTTAGCTCAAAACTACATTGATTCTGCGTGCTCAAAAACGTGTAATGTAGGAGATGACGTCTCATATGATGAGTTCAAACAGGTCTATGTTGATGCCTGGAAAGGCGGGGCGAAGGGATGCACAACGTTCCGACTTAGTGGTAAAAGATTTGGGGTACTCCAAACCGTGGAAGAAGAAGCGGAGGTACCTAGCGAGACTACGGAAGTGGCTGAAGAAGAGGGAAAGGTTGAGGCTTGCTTCATCGACCCGCTCACTGGCCAAAAAGAATGCGCATAGAGGTCGTTGGCCCGCCACCGGAAATCAGACAGGAGCGGAAGAGTATATGCAATCAATGTGAATACTATAAATCTGCTCTTGACTTTTGTTCTCAATGTAAATGTATAATGTCACTTAAAACTAGACTGGCTTCTGCGTCATGTCCTATAGATAAATGGAGAGAATATAATGGCTGAAATGAATACGCCACCAATTGCTAATCTGTCTCAGTACGGACTAGTGATTGACACAGCTCCTTCCAGCATCGCGCAAAACGCTTTTAGCGACGGCAAAAATGTACGGTTTGGTAATGGTGCAGTAAATAAAATGGAAGGCGAAGTTCTTCTAAATAATATTGCAGCTGATTCAAACTTGGATACGATTTATACAGGTACTGGCAACGAGCTTGGAGCTTCTAAGTATATTGCCTATTGGCCTAATCCAAATCTTGGAGATCTGTATGGCTATTACATCTATGTCATGGAAGTCCTTAACTCACAAGGAGTTCCTATCGCCCATAGAGTTTATGTGCAAGACCAATCAGGAAACCGTGAAGATATTACTCCAACTGGCTTGACGAATGCCGACGGCTATCCAGGTTTTGCAACAAACGGTAGGTGGCAGCATACACTTTTCTCAGGTGGTTTTACGTTTATCATTAATAATGGTATTCAAAAGCCTCATGCAATTAAAGACGAGACTACAACAGTAGACGTAACCCAGCTTGGCAACCTATTTGAGTTGCCGGGTTGGGACTCATATAATATTGAAAGCGCCTTATATGACATGACTTGGCGTACCGAGTTTGGCTATACATTCGACCTTGGAGTTAAGATTGACTTTACAGAGTATAGACTTAAGGTCGAAGTTCATAACTCAAATTATACGTTTACTGCCGTAGGAACTACAAACAATATTACGCTAGCTCTTAATGCTAGCACAAATACTCATACGTTAACGTTTAATTCGCAGTCTATTGCAGACGGCAACGCTATGAAGGTTATACTAGAGTCTTTGCAGCCTGTAGAGGTTCGCTGTAATATTATCAGATCGTTTGGGCAGTTGCTTGTTGCAGGTGATTTGACAGAAGTAAATCAGAGCAGCGGAAACATTGTACGTAAACTTGCAGGTGTTGTACGTACCTCAGACTTGGCCTTACCGGGCGCTTTGCCACATAACTGGAATCCGTTTGCAAGTGGTGTAAGTACCGCTGAAGAATTTATCTTGTCTGATACTAACGTGGTTCAGGATCTTGTATCCTTACAAGGCGCGCTGTACATTTATACCACTAACAGTATTCATGTCATGCGTCTTACCGGTAACGCTGATGTTCCTGTTTCGTTTAATCCTGTTACAGACAGCTATGGTGCTTTGTCTACTGATGCCGTTATTGAATATGATGGTAAACACTTTGTTATCGGTAACAACGATATTTACCTATTTCCTGGTCACCCAGCAAACATTCAATCGGTGGCGGACTCTAAAGTACGTCAGTACTTCTTTGATCAGCTTAGCCCGCTGCATGAAGCGTCGCTGTTTACGTTGCTTAATGTGGCTCATGATGAGATTTGGATTTGCTATCCTACAATCGACTCAGTAGCAGGTGAATGCGATGAAGCTTTGATTTGGAATTATCGTGATTCTACTTGGACTAAGCGCGATTTGAATGACGTTATTTCAGGAGATACTTCACCGGTAAGAGGTGGTGGTATTCCAGTAGCTGCGATTCAGCCTACATCAGGCACTTCAGGTAGCGATACAGCAATGAACTTAGGTCGCCAAGAAGTACAGTCGCTTACTGTTTCAGGTAAGATACGTGCTCCACATACTGGCGTTCCACAAATTCAGCGTCGTACTTTGCCTACGGTACCTTCATATACTGCAGCAGGATACGAGCAAATTGAAGTTACAGTTTCTGGAGATGCAGGTGAAGATACTGAAGTAGCTTCTCACACAATAACCTTTCCTAATGCTACACTGTTTACAAGATCGACAGCTATTGGTGGTGGTTTTCAAGTAAGTTGGACGCAAACTAATAATAGTACTGCAACTAACCTTACTATTAATGGCTCACAGCTATTTCCAACTAACGATGGTTTAGCAAAAACTGGTTCAGATGTTGCAACAGCACTTGCTAATTATATTAATGGCATTACGGCTAGCACTGATCCAATATTTGATTACACAGCTACAGCAGTTGGTCAAACGGTTACGCTAACGTCTAACGCAGTAGGTATTAGAAACATATCTAATATTTCTGCCTTGTCATACACCGGTACAACTACCTCGACAAGTGGTACAGGTACTAACAACGGCGTTTCAGTCACGTACCAGCATGTAAACCTTGGGTCGTCAGGACAATTTACAGTACCGGGTACTGGTGGAACTTCTGCTGTACCTTACTATCAAACAAACAGTTGGTCAAATTGGGGCAACACAAGTAACAACGACAGAAACGGTCACATATTTCCTACAAGCCAAGATAACATTAACGCTTTGCAAGCCTTTCTTGGTGGATGGACAAGCGCCGGAGCTGGCGGTCCTGATGGTACTGACTTAAATGCCACATACACAGTTACTCGCCAAGGTAATCTATACTTTATTTTGTCTGGCTCAGGTGGAGGTGGTGCTGACCACAACTACGGTGGTGGCGCAGCTGCAGCAGCTAAAGGCACAATTGCAGCGCAAGTAGGAGATACTATTAGCGTAACTGCAGGTGCAGCTATGCGGTTTGACAGGTTTGGTGGTGAAGGCTATGATGGCCGAGCTTCGCGTATTCGTTGGTATCGTGGTGGAACTTTGCTAGCTGACATTACTGCTCCAGGTGGTAAGAAAGGCTATAACAGTTCTCCTGCTGGCCAATCAAACGTTGTTACACCTACATCTGCTCCTAGTGGAGTAACTAATTACGTAAGATTTAGAGGAGAAGGATCAACTAGTTCTGTACTATCGGGCGAAAACAATCGTGGTGGTAGTCGTAACGGTGGTCGTGGCTACTTTACGCTTAACGGCGGTGGTTCTCAATACCAAGGTCGTACACAACCAAGTAGTCTAAGATGGACGCCAAGTGGCCGTGCTTGGGGTGATGGTACACAAGCCCACTCTGATAATCCAGCATGTTGTACATGGAATGCTATTCCTCCGGGCGTAGTGTTTTTGTGGCAAGATCCTATTCGCACTGATTATACGATTACAAACAATCGTACAAACGCCACTCATCCGCTTCAAACAGAGCTGTTTAACGTTCATCTTGCAGCGGCTGGATCTAGTACTTCTCAAGACGTAGGCTCTTTACCTTCGGGTCAAAGCGCTACGGCAAGCTTTAATGGTGTTTATACGAATACAAACTGGACCGGTAACATGGTTCAGACGACTACTCAAAACATAAACACTAACGTAGCTGATCCTAACGGAGCCACTGTTGCTGGTTCAACTATTGAAATTGATCGTGTTGATAGTTCAGCAACGTATACTAAGTCTATTACATACGAAGATTTGAATGCACCGCATGGTTCACCGCCAGTTAACTATCGCTCAAACTTAGGTAGTAGCTTTAGTTTTCAATGGCATAACCGAACATTTAGTGGTAATCAAAATGGTT